GTAAATGGCCCAAGGAGCGTTTCAAACGCTACATTGCATTTTACACAGCACTGTTCGCTGATATTGAAAAATACCAGCAACACAAAACAGTGGTTCGCAAGCCGCGTGTTAAACGTGCACCCAGCAAAGAAAAATTAGTTGCCCGTGTCAAGTATATGAAGCAGGATGCGGCTCTTAAACTGACATCAATCAATCCAGCAGACATTGTGGGTGCCGGTCAGCTTTGGGTGTTTAACACCCGTACTCGTAAATTGGGTGTGTATGTGGCTGATTCCCTACAAGGGCCACTGTCGATCAAGGGCACCAGCATAGTGGGTTTTGATGAAGCTGCTAGCGTCAACAAAACTGTAAGAAAACCTGCAGATGCGTTGAGAGACTTTTTCAAAGCTACCAAGCCAGCTCTTAAAAAGTTTTTAAGTACAATCAAGTCCACAGAGTCCAAGATGACAGGCAGGCTCAACGAAGATACTGTGTTGCTTAAAGTGTTGTGATACGGTAAATATCCAAAAGGATAATCTACATGAGTTCCACAGCTGATAAATTACGGGATAATATCGCCGACTATGTGTTTGACCGACTAGGTTCAGGTATTGTTGACGTTGAGTTAGACAAAAAACACGTGGACACCGCTATTAATCGTGCACTACAGCGTTATCGTCAACGTGCTCAAAACAGTGTGGAAGAAAGTTATCTGGTGTTGACCATCAACAAAGAACAAAGCGACTATGTTCTACCACAAGAAGTGATCACAGTCAAACAAGTACTTAGGCGAGGAATTGGATCAGTGACTGGAACAAGTGCTAGTCAATTTGAACCATTTGCGAGTGGTTACTTGAATACCTATATGTTGGTGGCAGGGCGTGTTGGAGGGTTGGCTAGCTATGACATATTTACACAGTACCAAGAGCTGGCCATGCGTATGTTTGGCGGTTTTATCAATTTTACATGGAATCAAGTTACTAAAACCGTATCATTGGTTAGAAAATTCCCACAAGGCGGCGAGGACGTTATACTGTGGACGTTCAACTACAAGCCCGATATTACACTGTTGAGTGATTACATGATTCAACCTTGGATTCAAGACTATTCACTAGCAGTTGCTAAGGACATCATTGGTCAAGCAAGAGAAAAGTTTGGGACCATTGCTGGTCCAGGTGGCGGCACCACACTAAATGGGGCTTCTCTCAAAGCCGAAGCCAAAGAAGAAATGGAACGGCTGGAAGAAGAACTTAAAAAATATGTAGATGGAAGTCAGCCCATGGGGTTGGTTATTGGTTAATTAAAAAGAGGACATTATGTTTTTACCATTATCTGCTGCTCGTGAACGGTATTCAATTTGTAAAACTTGTGACGAGCTTAGGCCTGTACTCAAAACATGTAAACAATGCAATTGCTTTATGCCTGCTAAAACTACTATAGCCTATGCTGTTTGCCCATTGGGTAAATGGGGCGCATCAACAACAGAACCTACTGAACCTAATAGATATCACGTTGAGGATTAATTGATTATTGGACTTTCTGGCCTTATCGGCTCGGGCAAAAATACTGCAGCCGACTACTTAAAACGATCACACGGCTTTACCCAACTAGCATTTGCTGATGCTCTAAAAGATACTGTTGGCAATATCTTTAGATGGCCGAGACATTTGTTAGAGGGCGACACTGATGAATCCCGCATATTTAGGGAAACCATAGACGAATGGTGGAGTCGGCGGTTAGGGATTAAAAACTTTACCCCACGTTATGCCCTACAGCATATTGGCACAGATGTGTTTAGACAACACTTTAATGATTCAATTTGGATATTGAGTGTAGAAAGTAAAATTGCAGATTTGCAAGAACACGGATACAGCGTTGTTGTAACAGATGTGCGATTCCCTAATGAAATGTCTGCACTACGCAGTTTAGGTGCCAGATTCTTGCTAATCAGCCCAGTACAAAAACCTGCTTGGTATGATGTAGCTCGAGGGTTTACTTCAGACAATCTCGCACAAGGCATGCGCGATCTTTATCCCTCAGTTCATGCTAGTGAATATGCTTGGGTGTCTCAAGAGTTTGACGCTGAAATTGTCAACAGTGGAACAATCAATGATCTTTATGATTGTGTGGAAGAACAATTAAAAGTCTGGAAGTAGGTCACCAGTGGTCCATGGTGTTTTTAATGTAGATAATTCTACAGCACAGTTGCAACACACTGTTCTTAAATTTTTAAAATTGTTGTTTTGCTGATTGTGGTCTGCATGATGTAATCGCAGTTGTTCAGGGATCTTAGGCTTAAACCCACAGCGTTCACATTGAGGTTTTTTCCTATATCCCAGTACTAGATCAGTAGATTTTTTACGGCCATGACTACACCCGTGGCATAACGACCTGTAATAGGTGCGTCCATTTTTTTTATAATTGACCTGTGCAGGTTTTGCTCCGCACCCTTGGCACGGTGGTTTGGGTGTCATTACGAAAAGGTCCTTTACTTATTAAGTATTTATAATCAAAGGTCCACAAAAAGGTCCACTAAACGGCCTATTTTAACATTTGTCCATAAATATTTAAAATACTTTTTAAATAAGGATTTACAAAATGGCACTAATTAGCCCAGGAGTAGAAGTTCAGGTTTTTAATGAAAGCGCGTATGCATCGGCCGCAGTTGGCACGGTACCATTGATTGTCATGGCTACCGAGCAGGACAAACGCGATATCGGTAATACTGGTATAGCTGCTGGCACCACCAAAGCCAACGCAGGCAAATTAGCCATTGTTGCTAGCCAACGTGAACTAGCTACGTTGTACGGCGCACCTTATTTTGAACAAACCAGTTCAGGCACCCCAATACATGGAGGTGAGCGCAACGAATACGGTCTTATGGCTGCATATAGCCTATTAGGAATAAGCAATCGTGTATTAACTGTGCGCGCCAACATTGACCTAAAACAACTAAAAGGTACCGCTGTTAGACCAGTTGGGAATCCTGCTGACGGAATTTATTGGTTAGATACTGCAGCCACTAGTTGGGGAATGTTTGCTTGGAACGCCGGTACACAAAGTTTTTCATCGGTGACTCCTAAAGTAATTACAGACTCGACTACCGGAACCCCTGACACTACATATGGGTCAGTTGGTGACTACGCGGTTGTTGCCACTAAGACATACGACCCAGTAGTATATTATAAAACACGCAGCAACAACTGGGTTGTTGTAGGATCCGATGGAGCCAATTCATGGTGTTCTGCTGTGCCAACTGTAGTCAGCACAGTCTTTAATCCTACTTTACCTGCAGGCAATATTACGCTTAACGGAACACCAGTAACCGTTACTGGTGTTACTAACACAATCGCAGATTTAGCTGCTGCAATTACGGGTGCTAGCATAGCAGGTGTAACCGCTTCAGCGGTGAACGGTTATTTGGAAATTTACGTGACCAATGCTGCAAACTCGGGCAGTTCCATCACTACAACCACAGCAGCCACAACTACAACCACAGCAGCCACAACTACAACCACAGCAGCACCGGGTACTACGACCACAGCAGCACCAGGTTTTACAACTACAGCGGCTACAACTACAACTACCGCAGCACCGGGTGTCTCAATTGCTGATGGTAAATTAGTCATTGGCTCTAGCTCAATTGGATTGGGAGTTATTGGATTAGTTGCTGGCACATATCTGCGCCCAACAACACAGTTTTCTAATCACACCAGTGTTCCATTCTGGAGAATTAGCGACACTACTCCTCGCCCCAGCGGCAGTATTTGGGTTAAAACCAATGCGGTTAACCTCGGCGCTAACTTGGTACTAAGTCAATATAATCTTTCGTTGAATTTGTTTAATCAAATTTCAACCCCGCTATATGCTAACGATCACAGTGCTATCTCTGGATTAGATACCAGCGGTGGAAAACTAATTGCAAAGGGCACAATTTACACACAATACAATACTAACAATGATGGTACCGTACGATTTAAGTTTTATCGTAGAAATGCCACTTGGCCTACTGTAGCAGTTGGGGCTTCGGTGGGCACTCTAGTCCCTGGCAATAAATTTACCATTCAAGTTAGCAATGCCGGGACCCCATCGTTGGTTCCGTCTACCGCAGTTACTATTACAATAGCTGCAGCGCCAAACAATACCGTTGATAAAGTAGTAGAACAAATCAATCTAGCTGGAATTAGCAACTTGCTGGCCGAAAAAACTGCAGCAGGTACATTGGGTTTAACACATAGTCTAGGTGGAGTTATTGTACTTAAAGATGATGCATTGTTACCTACTCTAGGTGTACTAGGCATTGCTGCGTCAACTGTGTCAGCACCAAGTCCCTTTAGAGCTGGCCCTGCTAGTACGTTAATAGCCAGCAATTGGTCTGCACTAACTGATTTAAAAAACCTAGTTGTAAAGGGCAGTAGACCTAGTCTAGATCCCGAAGATGGCACCCTTTGGTATCACAGCACCTACAGCGAAGTTGATATCATGATTCATGATGGTTCTCCAGGAAAAAATGCCTGGAAAGGGTACAAAAATGTAGTCAGCGACGCTCGTGGCTACCCATTAAACTTGACAGACCCTAATGGTGTTATTGTTTCTGCATCTAAGCCCATTTACCAAAGTGATGGTTTCACCCCGGTAAAATTGGGAGATTTATGGCTAGATACCAGTGATTTAGAAAACTATCCTAAAATCAGTCGTTGGGAAACAGTTAAAGGTGTTAATCGTTGGGTACAACTTGACAACAGCGATCAAACCAGCGAGGCTGGTATCGTATTTGCTGATGCGCGTTGGGATACCGATGGCACAACTGACACTGTGACTGGAACTCTAGTAACAACAAAAACATTGTTAACCAGCAATTATGTAGACCCTGACGCTCCAGACTCGTCAGCTTATCCACGTGGCACGCTGTTGTTTAACACACGTAGAAGCGGATATGCAGTAAAACAGTATCGACAAAATTATTTTAATTCTGTTGATTTTGCTTTTGACAATTGGAGCTCAACAACTGCATATGCTGCAGGTGACCGTGTAGTGTATACCGATGGAAATATCTATCAAGCTAAGTCTGCTATTACATACAGTGGAATGACTCCAAATGCAATTCCGTCGGGTAATTCCAGTTGGGATAAACTATCAAGCAGCACATGGGTAAATGCAGCAGGTAACAGAATTGATGGAAGTCCATACATGGGTCATCGTGCTGTTCGTGCAGTGATTGTTGAAGCACTAAAGAGCGCTATTGACACCAGTACTGAGATTCGTGAGGAGCAGCGTGAGTTTACACTAATTGCCTGCCCGGGATATCCAGAATTGATCCCCAATATGGTTTCTCTAAACAATGATCGCAAAAATACTGCGTTTGTGGTTGGTGACACTCCAATGCGTTTAGCACCAGTAGGCACTGACCTAGTGAATTGGAGCGAGGGCAAATCCAGCGGAACAGCGTTTGACGAAGCTATTACAGTGTCAGACAACTATTTGGCTGTTTACTATCCTTCGGGCTTGTTTAACGATCTCAGTGGAAACACCATTGCTGTTCCGCCAAGTCATATGGCACTACGCACTATTGTTCACAGTGATGCTATGAGCTATCCGTGGTTTGCTCCAGCTGGAACACAACGTGGTCTAGTAGATAATGCAGCAGGACTAGGTTATGTAAATTCTACCACTGGTGAATTTACTACATTTGGCATGTCTACAGGAATGCGTGATACACTGTACGAAACTAAAATTAATCCAATTACCTTTTTAGCAGGTACTGGTATTACTGTGTATGGGCAAAAAACTCGCAGTGCAACAACGTCGGCATTTGACAGAATCAACGTGTCAAGACTAGTCGCATATATTCGTTCTCGAGTTGATCGATTGGCAAGACCTTACATTTTTGAACCCAATGATAAAATAACTAGAGATCAACTTAAACAGTCAGTTGAGCAGTTGCTTAACGATTTAACAGCCAAACGTGCACTGTATGATTTCTTAGTTGTTTGTGATACATCTAATAACACGCCGGTTCGCATTGATCGTAACGAGTTGTATCTCGATATCGCTATTGAGCCAGTCAAAGCAGTGGAATTTATTTACATTCCGTTGCGTATCAAGAACACTGGCGGCATTTCTAGCAATTTTTAATTTAACGGGTTAGGAGATAAAACATGTCGATTACATCGCTACAAAAATTTACGGTACCATTAGCAGGCGGAGGGCAGAGCGTCAGCAGTCAGGGCCTGTTAATGCCCAAGCTCAAATATCGTTTTCGAGTCAGTTTTGAAAATTTTGGTCTTGGCACTGCTGTTACTGAATTAACCAAACAGGTTGTGGATTTTGCCCGCCCAAGTGTTAATTTTAATCCTCAAACTATTGAAGTTTATAACAGTCAAATTCACTATGCAGGTAAACCCAGCTGGGAAACCACCACTGTTAATATTCGTGATGATGCATTAGGTAATGTTTCTAAATTGGTTGGCGAACAAATTCAAAAGCAATTTGACTTCTTGGAGCAGGCCAGTGCTATTTCTGGGGTCGACTACAAGTTCATTACACGTTGCGAAATTACTGACGGCGGAAACGGTACAGCGGCTCCAGCAGTTCTTGAAACATGGGAACTGTATGGTTGCTTCCTAAGCCAAGTCAATTATGGCGATCTCAACTATGGCCAAAGCGAACCAGTTCAAATTGCTCTAACTATTCAATTCGATAATGCAGTGCAAACTCCAGTGGACAGCGGTGTTGGTCAAGCATTTGCACGATTTGCACTAGGGTCAACTGCTACCTAATAGGATTTAAATGCCAAGTTTTCCTAGTGATTATCCTGATAAAAAAGTCAAAGATTTTTTTCATGGTCAGCGTTTATTTGGGGCGAATCAAAATCGACTCAGCCCCAAATACAGTTTTCTTTATCATGTGTTTTTTGAAATTAATTCTTCTGCTGAAAAAACCATGTATAAACCCATTGGAGATACAATTAGAGAATTGGGGATGTTGGCAAAAAGTGTCGAATTGCCAAAATTTGACGTAGAAACTAAAGCCGTAAACGCATACAATCAACATGTCAATATACAAACCGGTATTAAATATAATCCGGTAAAAATTGATTTTCACGACGACAGTGCCAATGTAGTTAGAAATTTTTGGGAAGACTACATGACTTTCTACTATAGCGATTCCTATAATGAAGAGTCTACTGCTAAAACAATAAGCGAAAATAGGTATAGTGTACCTAAAAGTCCGTATTGGGGATATCTGCCTAGAGAAAATCGTAATTATTTGTCTACGGTAAAAATTTACAGTTTAAGCATGGGTCGATACAGCTTATATACATTGGTCAATCCTATTATTGATTCTTGGACCCATGGTACCCACACTGCAGGACAAAATGAATTCATTGGGCATAGCGTGTCGCTAAGATACGAATATGTTCGTTATGCAGATGGTCTAATTGCAGATGTAGAAACTGATACTACAACTGTTCCTGGGTTTGGGGGGTTAGTACATTATGATAAAACAACCAGCTTGTTGACTCAAGATTACGCTCGGACTAAAGGGATATCAAGATCAGATGGTCTAGATTACCCTACTCGAGACTCAAGACTTGATATTTTTCAACAAGCTGACGAATTTGGTGCTGACCCGTACAAAACATATGGGGCTAGACCTAGGACTCCAAGGCAATCAACACTGGGTAGTCGATTACGAGACAGTATATTACGAGCCGGGCAGGGTGTAGTTAATTCTTCTATTATCAAAGCTGAAAATCGGCTGCGTAACGTTAAAATTGGAAATTCTACGGTGAACAAAATTTTACAGCCGGCACTGCAAAATACTATTAGCCAAGGGGCATCTGGGCTAAGTAATTCTATTTTCCCTAGCCCAATCAAGTAACAGCAGGATCAATAGTGTCAAGTAATCTCATAGTCCAAGACCAAACCGCCGACGAAACTACTCAAAATTATTTTGAGAATCAATACCTTCCTGACACATATATCTCAGACGATGTATACGATGCGGTGATTAGCTATTTTGAATTACAGGCCTATGGCCGTGCAGCAGCTGAAAATTTAGCAGGAGCGTTTATTGATTCTTGCACGTTTCAAGCTCGAGATGTTATATCAACACTAGAGCAATTAAAACTAATTCCCGAAATTGAGCAAACCAGCGTTATATTATTTTTGCTTAACAGTGCTAGAACTGGCACATCTCTGTTAGGAACAAAGATATACAAAGTACCAAACAAATACATTACTAGACAAATAATTTTTTAAATAGCATGGCTACTAGCAAGGGCATATTTGTTCCTAAAAATCCCAGCAAGGTCATTGGAAAAGGCTCAATCAAATACAGAAGCAGTTGGGAGCAGGTGTTTATGAATTTCTGCGATAACAATCCCAGCGTGGTCAATTGGGGTAGTGAAGTCTTACGTATACCTTACTACAATCCTATCACTAAGAAAAACACTATCTACGTTCCTGACTTTGTTGTATCATACATAGATCGTAACAATCGTCAACATACTGAAGTTATTGAAATCAAACCCTTAAAAGAAGCAGTAATGGAACGTGCTCGCAGCCCTAGAGATAAGGTCATGTTGGCTATCAACATGGCCAAATGGCAAGCAGCACAAGCATTTTGTGCTAATAATAATTTAGTTTTTAGATTAGTAACTGAACAACAACTTTTTGCTAATGGTCGATAAACGTTAAATAAACGTATGACAAAGAAACTAGTTGAACTGTTTAATCTTGCTGATGCTGATCTTGAGGAGAATCCTCCCGAGTACGACATACCTGCTCCTACAACTCTAGAAGAAATTGACAACATTATTGAACGTGTGGATCTAGCATTACCTACAGTGCGTGATCTAGACACAGCTGATCAAGAACTAGATAGTTTAGCGCAAACAGCACGTGATGGATATGATCAAATGATGGATTTGGCTATGAATGTCGAGCCAAGATTCAGTGGTCCTATATTTCAAACTGCCGCTACTATGATAGGACACGCTATTACTGCTAAAACAGCTAAACTAGATAAAAAACTACGCATGATTGATTTGCAGTTAAAGAAAGCTAGACTGGATCAAGTTGAACGTCGAGAACAACAAAAAGCACAAACTGCTGATGCTATCCCCGGCGTTGGTACTGTATTAGATCGAAATGAAATACTGAAATTACTGGCACAAGAAAATAAAAATGCCAAAACGGATAAATAATCTTATACAAGGTTCCCCTTACCTATGAAATCACTTAAACAGTTTATAGTAGAAAGTCAAAAAACATACGAATTCAAAGTCAAGCTGGCCTGTGACAGCGATGATTTAGACATGGACCGTGTTGAGCAAGCTGTTGCTAGTTTTGAACCTGTGGAAATTACTAAACCCAAAAGTTTGCCTTATCAAAAGAGCGCAGAATTCCCCAATTCCCCAGCAACACAAATTCAACTAATCACCGTAGTTACAAAATATCCCAGTACACCTGAACAAATTCGTGCACTGATTGCTAATCGGTGCAACTTTCACGAAAGCAACATCATTGTCAGAACTGCTGCTCAAGAATTAGAATTTGAAAATCAACAGACCGTTGATCCCGGTGAGTCTGCTAAAGAAGCTTTACTAACTCAAGATTATGAAGACAGCGACTATCAAGATGTTGTTGGTCAGCAGGCTATTGACCGTGTCATGAAAGATCACAAAAGTAGAGAGTACGAATTTGCTGGCGATAAAACAGCTCGAGCAAAAACACTAAATGATGATCCCACAGGCAAGATGAGTGCTGTGGGTAGTCATCAAAACAAGATCCCTGACCCATACGCCCAACGTAAAGGAAAATAATAAAATGGACTTTAAAAAAATTCTCGAGCAACTCGATGCTGCTGAAAAGACAGTAACAAAACAAAACGCACAACTAAACGAAGCAGCATTTGCTAAGTCTGGTGTTAAAGCCGATGCCAAAAAACACAAGGCCGATGCCACAACTCGTAAGCAGTATTTTGTCAAATTAACTAATGCCAAGGGCGGTAACAAGGGCGTTACTGTAATGGCTGACGAAGGTGAAAGCGAAAGCGAAGTCCGTTCACGTGTTGCTCGTGATCACAAAAGTCAAGGCTGGACAGTCAGCAGCATCCGTGAAAAAGGTGATGCTGCTGAAAAAGCAGAGAAAAAGCCTGCAGTTACAGATAGTGGTAAAAAGCGTGGTCGCCCACCTGGTAGCAAGAAGAAAGTTACAGAAGGCCGTCAAACTGTGAGCGAGTATATTGCTGAAGCCAAGATGATGGAAAAACACATGTCTGATGCTCAAAAGGACGAGCGTGAGCGTATTGTTAAGGGCATGAAAAAGTCCAAAGACGGCTTTGAAAAGCGTTATCCTGGACGTGGCGAAGAAGTCATGTACGCTACAGCTACTAAACGTGCTATGAAAGAAGATGCCATGTCTGGCATGACAATAGATCAAGCCAAACAGCATCCAGCATATAAAACTGATCCTGCATTTAAGGCCGATGTTGATGCTGCTGAAAAGTTTTCTAACAGTTTATCTTCCACACAAAAGCCCACAGTGATGACAACTGATCAGGCCAAAAAAGATCCTGCTTATGCAAAAGATCCAGCATTTAAAGCTCGAGTTGACAAAACCAAGCCCACAACCGGCATGGTTGTGTCGTCTACTGGTCAGCAGCAAACAATAGCTGAGGATGATTCTATGATGGGCATGACGCTGGATCAAGCCAAACAACATCCAGCATATAAAACTGATCCTGCATTTAAGGCCGATGTTGATGCCGCTGAAAAGTTTGCCAGCAGCCTATCCTCAAGTCAAAAGCCTACGGTGATGACAACTGATCAGGCCAAGAAGAACCCTGCTTATGCAAAAGATCCAGCGTTTAAGGCTCGCGTTGACAAAACCAAGCCCACAACTGGTATGGTAGTATCATCCACTGGTCAGCAACCGGCAATGGCAGAAGGCTCCGAATGTAACTCCACTATGGAAGGCGAAGAGTGCCCGGTACATGGTCTAGAAGAGTGCGGCACATATATGGAAGAAAGTCAATTTGACGAAGATCTAGCGCAGATGAAAAAGATTGCCGGTGTTGGCGCACTTGCCGCAGCTGGACTAGGCGCACACATCAGTGGTGAAAATGCTGAGATTCGTGCCAAAGAAGTTGAAAAGCTAGAAAAGCAAGTGGCCAGTGAGCCCAATGCAGTCAAGCGTGGCCAACTAGAAAAGATGATTAACGACATCAAAGCCGGCAAGCCACTAAGTAAAGGCGACATCATCAGTGAAGTCAACCCATACCGTTATGATAGTGATGTTGACTATTATGATGCCGAAGAGGCAGAACAAGCAAGACTACGTGGCGACCACGATGAGGCAGAAGAAGCACATATCGCTGATCAAGCAGATCAACGCGAATACGATCGTCAAGCAGCATGGGATAACATGCGCGAAGATGCAGAAGACGACGCTGAGTACACCGACGAAGTTGGCATGGTTGAAAACAACTTAGAAACCATTGAACGTGCTGCTGAGGAATTGGACAGCATTCTACAAGATGGCGAAGACTTGCCCGAGTGGATCGAAGAGAAAGTTTCCAATGCCAAGGCCATGCTGGTTGCAGCTAAGGAGTACATGGCCAGTCAACATGCCAATGGTGATGTTCATCGTGTAGATGATGAGGAAATGGAAGAAGGCAACGAGTTCAGCGGAGAACTAGCCAAAGCCAAAGCTGCACACAAAGACAGTTTTGAAGTTGACGGTAAAACTTACCCAGTCAAGGAAAGCAAGAGCGCAGTTGACGAGCTAGCTGAGTGTTATGACATGGCTTATCAGCAAGCACAAGCCGAGCCTGAACAACAGGGCCGTATGACTGTTAGTGCTAATACCAGTACTGAAGGTACACGTTCGCTAACAGTAAACGCAGAGGGTGACATGGCTGATGAACTGGCACAGTTGCTGTCACTGAGTGGGCTAGCTGGTGGACACCAGCATCAAGAGGAAATGGAAGAAAGTGCAGCAGAAGAATTTCATGCCAACACAACTCCAGAACCCTCTAAATTTTCACTGCGTAGTCTACTAGATGCTGGTGATGATCTAAATCGCCCCAAGTCTCAGCATCCCGCTGCTGCTGCTCGTGGGGATAATCCACTAACACGCTAATATGTTACTACAAGAAGTTTTTGGCAATTTAATTACGGAAGACGAGGAAACTTATGAAGGTAACTCGTTCTTCGCTGCCTATGGCATTATTGAAGAGTCACTAGAGGAAGCCGAGTATCATGGACGCAAAGTAAAATTAGGTAAACCTATGCGCGGTGGGCTTAAAAAATTTTTCGTGTATGTGAAAAACCCTAAAACTGGCAATATCAAAAAAGTCAATTTTGGCGATCCTGACATGCGGATTAAAAAACACATTCCTGCACGTCGTAAAAGTTTTAGAGCTAGACATAACTGTGACACTCCTGGGCCAAGAACTGGCGCTAGATATTGGTCATGTAGGCAGTGGTAATGGACGAACTAACGGAACTACGTACACTGGCTGGGATTGGTAATCGCCCCAAGTGGACTGTAGTTGATACTGGCAGCAATATTAGTATTACCGGTAATGAAAAAGCTCAACTAATGAAAAAGCATGACATTAAGCCCGGTACTGATGCGTGGTTCAAACTTTGGTTTAGTCTTCCAAAAATGACGGGCGAGAAGCCAATCTAATCCGGCGCAAATTCCCCAATCTGCAAGTAAGCTGCCCAACTGGGGTGCTTCATATCACGCCTATTGCGATTAAACTCTCTCCAACGACTCACTAAGTTATAGTAGTCGGGTTGGTATGGAGTACGTAGGGGCTTGATCTTTTTTCTACCTTTCTTACTGTTGCATTCTCGGCAACTGGTCACAGCGTTGCCCCAATTTAGTCTACCGCCCTCACATCGTGGAATCACATGGTCAATTGTGAGTTCATGTGAGGGAAATGTGTCTCCGCAGTATTGGCACTGATAGAGATCACG